GACCCACTGTTCGCTCCAATCGAGTAAGTACCTGAACCGATCACGCCGTTGCCGCCGATGGTTGTGACATTGGCCGCTGGCGCTTGAATCTTCGAGGCAATGTTCACAAACGCTGAGTTGGTGCTCAACCCCAAAGCCGTGGCATTGTCAGACTGACGCATGCCCAGCGTGGTCTGCTTGTTGACCGTGTAGATTTGCCCAAAGGTCGGCAGCGTCATGCCAAGGAACTGGAGCGCGTAGTCGGCCCAATCCTTGGGCATGGCAATCTGCGTGTTCTGCTGGCCACCACCCATTTGCAAGGACATGACAGCAGCAACCTTGGCTGTGGTGTCACCTTGCCGAGCGATGTCAGCCAGAGCTTGGTAACGGGCTGTTTGAGCCGTTGCTTGCGCCTTGTGGGCGTCAACGTAGGCTAGGTACGCTTTGTTGGCGCAGCCTGTCAGGGACAGGGCGCAGAGGATGATGGCGATCAGGCGCATGGTGGCTCCTTATGGCGTCTCGTTGGCCGCTGCGGGCGTGGTCAGAAGCGTGTTTGCCTCGGCGGTCGTCAGCCGGAACACTTCAGGGAACGCCACGTTTGTGGTCATGTTCACGTAGTCGATGGTCTCCTGTGCCTGCAGGTTCACCTGTGTGACCACACCCAGCCGGTTGTTGCCGGTGATGATGATCGAGCGCAGGCTGTACAGATCGGAGCCCGTCACGCCCAAGGACTCAGCGTAGCCGGTGTCGGTCAAGAACAGCGTCATCAAGTCGTACTTGGTGCTTACGCCGTTGGCCGTCATCGGGAAACGGTTTTGGAATGCGTTGCGCGTGATGACCCATGTGTCAGGTGCAGGCGGTGCTGGCGGAACCACGGGGGCCGTGAATTGACCGCTGCTGTAGCTCCAGCCAATGCCCGGTTGAGGGTCCATGTTGGTGATGTTGACAACGGCTTGCCAGTCAGGGGCAACGGAATCTGCCCAAGCCTGATCGGCCTCGGCCACGTTTTCAACCACGTTGTTTTTGATGAGTGCGTATTGCATGTTTATTCCTTATTCAAACCACCAGACGCGGACAAACCCGGAGCCGCCTGCACCCCCAGTACCATTATTGGGGTTTGCTGCCCCAGCGCCTCCACCACCGCCCCCGGAGTTGGCGGTGCCAGCTTGACCAGTACTCCCTGTTCCAGAAGCGCCATTTCCGCCACCACTAGAGCCTTTTCCCGGTGGGTAACTAACAGCATTTATGCCACCACCACCGCCTCCTCCGCCAAAGCCATTAACGCCAACCCCTCCACTTGATACGGCAAAATTACTACTGCCATCAAAATAAAAAAACCCCATGCCGTTTGATCCTATTGTCCCTTTTCCGACACTAGGAGACAAGCCATTGCCAGCTATAAAGGCAGTAGCTGCCATGCCACCACCTCCACCCGAGATAAAAATAGAAGCACCGCCAGCGCCGCCGCCACAAGCTCCCTCTTGCGCATTTACTGTAGCGCCATTATTGTTGCAAGCACCACTACCGCCGCCCACAACAGAAAAAGAACCAATGCTGGAAGTCCCGCCATTTGAAGAGGAACTTGTACCGCCTGCCCCGCCGCCGCCAATCGTTACTGTTTGAGCGCTAGAAGCTGTATGCGGCCTAATAACCAGTCCGCCACCGCCTCCGCCGCCACCGGACCCCGCGAAGCTGGCCCCCAAAGAACCGCCGCCGCCACCGCCGCCACTTACCACCATAGCCCAAATCTGCCCGCCGTTGGAGACCAGTGTGGCCGAAGGCGTGAACGTGCCGGAGCCTGTGAATTCTTGGTAGCGCAGCTTGCCGCCACCGCCACCGGCAAAGGGTGCGAATTGAGAGAGATTGCTCATTGGAATGGTCCTTTCTTGACCTTGTTGGCCAATTCAGATGTGGAAAGATTTTGGCTGACAACCCAGCCAGCCGAGGTGTTTGTGTAGATCAGCGCAAAGATCATGCTTGGCACGTCACAGGTCATGTTCTCTTCAAGACCCATGATTGGTTTTCCGTTGCGGTGAATGACCAAAGGATGATAAATCCAACTGCCAAAATAGTCACTGACAATCAGCTTGAAGCCGCCCCGGGGGTTTGGTGGAAGCACCAGCATGCCTTTTTGCGTGTTCGTGTCCACGTAGTAGCTGCGCTCGTGCTCCACGTACTCATAGGCGTACTCGTCGCCAGAGTAGATGTGGAACTTCTCCTCGTGCCGCCAAGTCAACCATGGCTGAAAGGGGGCGGCATTTCGCAGCGTCTGCTCCAGCGTGACCGGAGCGTCGGGATCGGCCTTGATAGGGTCAACAATGATGGCGGTCATGGCAGCAGCACCCATCCGCGAGTTGCGTCAGCATAGACCAGCGTGAAGCCAGCGCCGTCAAGGTCAACCGTCAGGTCTTCGGCCAGTGCCATGATGGGCTGGCTGTTGCGTGCAATGACGGCAGTGATGGCCCCGGACATATTGCTCACATCAACGAAGTCGCCTGCGCTCGGGCTTGCTGGCAAGGTCAAGGTCAGCGATGCGGTCAGCACATACATGCTGTTGGCTGCGGCTGCGGTGTTGGTCCCGATGACCACCATGTTCTTGCGGAACGTGCCGCCGAGCGTGATGTTGCCCGAGGTTGTGACGGTCCCCGTCAAGGTCAGGCCGTTGATTGCACCTGCGCCAGCAACCGAAGTCACAGAGCCGCCACCAGAACCAGCGCCGATAGCCGTGCGGAAGTCTGCAGCGTTCAGAGAGGAGACTGTGTTATCTGCGTTGAAGCGCGGGAACGTCACTGCGCTCGGGTTGGTGATCGTAAAAAGGTTGCCGCCCAGCGTTGTTGCGCCGAAGTTGGTTCGAGCCGCTGATGCAGTTGACGCACCTGATCCACCAGAGGCAACAGGCAGTGCCGTCAGCAAAGTCAAGGAAGACAGAAAGCTGATCTGGTTGCCGACATCCGTGCCGTCGTTGTACACCACCGTGCGCGTACCGGGAGGGACTGCCACACCGGTCAGGCCAGAGACCTTGACCGTCACAGCAAAGCTGGAGCCGTTGATGACGATGTAGGGCTTCTGAATGGCGGGGACGTTGATCGTGCCCGCAGCAGACACCGCGCCGGAGGCGATGTTCAAGCACAGCGCCCGGGCATCCTGCGCCGCCGTGGTGTTGGCCAGCGTCAGTGTGCACACGTTGGCTGTGAAGTCTGCTGCTTCCAAAGTGGCCATGCCCACAATGGCTTGCTCGATAGCAGTACCAATGTTGGAGTTGGTCGTGGTGCCCCAAGTGCCTGACTGCTCACCGTTGCCGATCAGCTCAAACTTAAGGTTGGAGAAGGTGCTTGACATATTTTTCCTTTAGCCGCCCGGGGCCACGTTCCAGTTTGCGTTAGTTCCATCATTCCACACGCATGTCAAAACAATGCTGCCGACGTTGATGTTACACACGAGGCTTTCTGCAAGCTGCATGATGAATGTATTAGAGTCGGAGCGGGCAATAGTAAAGCTGGTCGTGCCCCATGTTAAGTTCAAATTTTGAACGTATATTTTGTCTCCGTTTGCGCAGTTGGCTCGCGTAGGCAAGTTCATGGTGATTGCGCCGCCACCGGTCCAAACGGAGTAGGTGTTGCCCGGTATCATCGTACCGCCGTTGGTTTCACGGTTCCATGCCGCCCGATCTAAGGCTCGAAACGCAGTTGCAGCAGTTGTGCTTCCTGTGCCGCCGTTGGCAATGGCCACGGTTCCCGAGACGTTGGTGGCTGTTGTGGCGTTCCCGCTCAACGCCGCAGTGATCGTGCCAGCGCTGAAGTTACCCGAGGCATCCCGAGCAACGATGGTTGAGGCGGTGTTTGCGTTTGTTGCGTTGGTGGCCAGCGTGACTGCGCTGGAGCCGTTGTAGCTCGTGCCGGTCAGGTAGGTGCCAAACGTCAAGGTGTTCAGGTTGCTGCCCAAAGCCACACCCGAGATCGTGCCCGCGCTCCATGTAAACGCAGAGCCGTTCCAGTTCAGAACTTGGTTGGAGGCTGTGGGCGCTACCGCGAATGTCGTGGCCCCTGATCCGGTCTGGTACGCAATCTGGTTGGCCGCGCCGCCTGCAAGGTTGGTCGCTGTGGTTGCGCTTGTTGCCGAACCGCTCAGTGTGGCCGTGATAGTCCCGGCGCTGAAGTTGCCCGAGGCGTCACGCGCAACGACCTTGGAAGCCGTGTTGGCGTCCGTGGCATCAACGGCAAATGTACGGGCTGCGGAGCCGTCGAATGTGCCCGCAGCGGTCAGGAATGTGCCAGCCGTCAGGGCGTTGGCCACCGAGCCAGCTTGGCCAGAAATGTTGCCCGACACCGCTGCGCCTGAGATGGCGATGGCCGTGGGGGTGACGCCCGTGACTTGACCTTGTGCGTTCGTGGTGATCACCGGCACGGAGGATGCTGAACCGTACGTGCCTGCAGTGCCCGTATTGGTGATGCTGAATTGTGTGCCGGAGAGGGTCAGGCCCGTGCCTGCGCTGTAAATCTGCGCGGAGCTGATCTGGGCAAACGTGATGTTGGTTGTGCCAAACGTGATAACGCCGGTCGTGTTGCAGGTGTATGTCTCACCTGCGCCTGTTGCGCCTTGCTGCACAAAAACGGTAGAGCCTTCGCTCAAGCCCGCTGCGCTGTTGATAACGTAGGTGTCCGCATCACTGGAGCGAGTCAAAATCCAGTTGGTCGACCCAGAACCCACATCGCTTACGACGTAGATACCGTTCTGAGTTTGCGTGGTCTGCTGGTAAACCAGCACGCGATCCGCCACGCTGACGGTCACGCCGTCAATCACCAAAACAGCCTGAGTGCCTGCGTTGGTCAGGGTTGCGCCCACACCGGCTGTGCCGTTGTTGTAGGTTGCGTTCAGGTTGATTGGTGATTCCACCCGCACTGGCTGGTGGAAATGGATGCCCGAAGCCGCCAGCGTGTCCACGTAGGACTTGTTGACCAGATCGTTTGCGCTGGCAGGTGCTGTTGAAACCGTACCGGCCGTGATGTTGGCCGTGGTGATGTTGGCTGTGCTTGTACCCAAGGTGCCGATGTCCAGCACCGAAACAGCAGAGCCCGCTGCGTCCAGATACACCGCACGCGACGATGGGTAGGTGACAAACACGTCCTTGGAGCCAGCGCCAAAGTTCACCAGAGAACCGGCGTTGCTGGACGACACCACGGTTGTGCGCGACAGGGTTGTGCCCGAGGATGTGTAAGTGCCGACGCCCACTTCCCAAGCGCCAGATGCCGAGTCCACAATGGCGTAGAAGGTCTGGTTGCCGTCACCAACAGCGGCAAAGGATTGGAACCCTGCGGCTGCGCCAGCCAACGTAACCGTGCCGGTGCCGGTTGTTGTGGTCGTTTCCTTGACGCGATCTTTGAGTACCAATGCCATTTTGAGTCCTTACGATGGTAGCTGCGTCCAGCCGGGGGACTGCACATCGTTGATATTTTGCCAGTTGGGGGTCTGGCTGTCGTCAATCGTGGCCCAAACCAACACCCCGCCGATGCTGATGACGAGCTGCACGCCGGTCAGGTAGACGTTCTTGTCTTTGACTGCGCCCAGAGTGCTTAGGGCGCTGACAGCTTCCGCCATGGTGCCCGTGAAATTTACCTGAGCCACTTGGGTGGCCGTGCCCGTGGCGGTCTCTGCGATGGCCACGGAAATCAGCAGCCCTCTGGCCATGTCGTCAGTGCCCGTGGCGGTCTCAGCCTGCGCCGCCAAGAAGGTGCCCACAGCAGTCTGTGCTGCCGTGCCGGTGGTGCTCTCTGCTTGTGCAGCCAAAAAGGTGCCAATGGCCGTCTGGGTTGCTGTAGCCCCGGCCTGCTCAAGCATGCTGGCCACCATAGTGGCGATCACCGACTGCACTTCCGACGCGACGGAGGATTCTTCCTGCGTTGGCCGCATGACGGCTTGGCTGACAAAAGAGTCTTGGACTGCAGAGGCCTCCGCCATGATGCCGCCCCGAACGAGGCTTGGAACTGCGGTAGCTGCAGTGGCCGTAGCCGCTTCAGTTGCGGAGACGGCGAACGTATTCCCGCCTAAAGAGGCGAAGGGTGCTTGGGCAAAAGTGACATCGCCAAACACCGCACGTCCTATCAGGCTGCGTCGAGCGAGAAGGAGTAGGTCACGTTCAACGTGTCGCCGTTGTCCACAGTCTTGTCGCCGCCCGTGAAGTCACCAGCCGAGAACAAGATGCCGGATGTGCCGCTGTTCACGCTGGCCAGAAACGCACCAGCCACCACCGTGCCGTTCACCAGCATGGCAAACGAGGAAGGTGCTGCGGAGTTCGAGATCACCGATGGATCAGCCGTGGTGGCCGTGCCGAACGTCACTGCCTTGCGGTTGCCGGTGTAGTCCGTACCGGGCACCAGCTCAGTCCAGCCAGCGTGCGAGGCCAGAGTGTCACCAGCGGCAAAGGTTGTGCCGGAGCCCGGGCCTTCGACCAAACCCAAGAACCAAGCGGCGGTGTAGCCAGCGCCCACAAAGT